ATTCGGATAATGCTACCTTCTTTAAGCAAAGGCAAAGTCCGACTTAAGGACATCTCTGACATTTAAGTTTCCTTTCTCTGGAATTAAATCTTCTGAATCTAGTTGCTGCAGAATATTCTCAAGAGGCAAGCCCTCATAAAGTTCTACAAACTTTTCTCTAACATGATAAAACATCTTATCCATGTTACCTGCATGACAACCAAAAGAGTCATGTACTACAGTGGTTGGATAGTCTGCATCATGTATACACATAGTTAAGTGTACAGCATCAAGACTATGAACTACATTAGGTGCAGCACCAGTCTTCTGTTTAGTTTCATTTACAGTTGTTTCTTCCCACACTTGAAGCTGTACTTTAAGAATATCTTCACCGTACTTAAGCTCTGTGCGCTTATTAGTAGGCTTTCGATAGGCTTGTACAACAGGAAATCCAGTAACAGGGGAAATCCAACTCATATGAACTTTCTTCTTGTTAGCTCTCTCTGCTAAACTCTGAAACATCTTAAGTAGCTTTGCTGGCCCCTTAAGCTCTTCATAACAGGTCTTATACACCAGAGCGCCAAGGAGTGCGCCCCAGAGATGCTCTTTGTCTCTTAGATAGGTAGATATATCTCTAGTGTCTTCTATTACCTGCTGGCCCATACCGTAGGACGTACCACCATAGCCTAGAGTCATTACATTTCTCTTAACAGTCTTACGTTGAATTTTCTTATCTTGAATATTCAACCAGTATGTCGGAAATAATTTTTCTCGTAGGTCACGGTTTTGATTACGCCATGTTTGAGCAGTCTTAAAGGCTACAGACTTTCTTTCAGACTTATCAGGGGCAGTTTCATATTCTCTTTGAAGACTAACAGCTGTTTTAAATACTGCATCAAATTGGTTTTCAACAGAAGTATCTCGTTTACGTTCTAAGTTTTCCCATACCTTTTCTGCTATAAACATATAAACATCTCCAGGCAACTCACTTGGAACAAGATTTACTAAAGGTGCTACTTCATCGTCTTGAGACATAGCTACAAGGTGTTGAACGCCGTTATTAGAACCATCAATGTAAACTGGAAGACAAGAAGGAAAGTCTTCTATATTTCCCTCCCACTCTGTTAACATTTTAATTTCATAACAAGCGGCAAGAAAGCTAAATGGTTTATCTGCTTTCATCCAGTCAGTGCTTGTCATTGGGTTTGTAGCATACTCAATAAACGTTTTTGCATTGTCTATTACAAACTGTACTCGATCATCTAGACTTACTTTGTCATTACCCCAAATGTTTGCAGTATGAACATAAAGCCAATAAACACCGTTTTCCCCTAGCGGTACAGGTTCGTCTAGCATTAAGATGCCTTTAGCATTGTCACTAGACTGCTCATGTAAGAACGCTGTATTAGGGTAAATACGGCCTCGGAAGTCGAGGTTATACAAGTGATAGAAAGGCTTGCCTACGTGCTTCTCTGCAAGTCTCTGAATAGCTTCTGCTTCAATGATTAACGAGGCCCGTTTAATCGGATCAATCTCTTTAGTAAATTTAAAGGGATTAACTTCAGAGTGCATACACGCTTTGTACGTATCAAATACAAAGTTATTAATACGCCAACCTGTATGATTAAGTCTATTAAGAGTGTCTACAATATAAGTCATATCACTATTTTCAAAGTGATTTAAAGCTGCTTCGTAGCCTTTTTTAATTACACTTATACCTGTTACTTCGTGATACGGGTCTTTATGCCAGTTTTCAGCAGGTGTGTTAACTGGAAACATATCACATTTCTCAATGTCTACTAAGTCCATAAGCTCTTTAATAGCTTTCCAGTCTTTAGCAAACAAGAAATAAGATCTATGCTTATCTTTTTTACCGTTTTTATAAGTATGTTTTTTACGATAACCTAGTATACCTAACTCAATGTAGCTAATAATTACAAACCAACCACCTTGAACGTCTAGTACACTATTTTGTTTTTGTCTAAGTTTTTGTCTAAGTCGTCTGCCAATACTAGATGCGACTTCTACTAGAGTTGCTTTTCTCTCTAACCCTTTTAGTATGTGTGAATAAGAAAATTCAATAATATCTCTAGGTGACATTGTGTCTAAGAAACTTGCGGATTGTCTCTTATCTAATGATTTTTGTCGATATTCCAGATCTTCAGTTAATAGGTCTAGAATGGTTTTTTCTTCCATATATGTCAATTTCCTTTAGTTAGGGCATTAAGCTATTGCTTCCCTTATGAGGAACTTTATTAACAATTATTTGTTTTGAATTATCATTACGACAATTAAATAAATAGCAATAATTGTTAACATTATATCTTTCAAAAAAAAAAAAAAGTTTTATTAAACCCCCACCCCCGAAGGGGTGAGGGGAATTTTATTATCCTTCTAAACGAGGATTAATTGTATCAAGTGTTTTAATCCAGTTACGGATTGATTTTACACAGCAACCTATTTCAAAGGCTACGCTATGGATACTTTCGCCGTTAACTACACGGCTTGCTGCAATTACACGATCGCCATTATTCCAACCTTTTGTTTTAGTTTTAAAGTAATAAGGTTGACCATGTTTAATCACGTAGTTGAAACTCTTTGTAAGTTCAGCGATAGTCGGTGTATTAGAAATAGTCATTATAGTTCTCCTAGCTAGGGTTGATATCAGCTGTGCAGCTGAAAAGACCCACTGCAAGCAATGGGCAAGTTAAACTACACAGGGAGGAGTTTCCATGAAACTCAAAATACTCTTCGAAAAGAGTATGTAGTGATTCACGTTGGGGTATCAAAGTCGCCTTGCATTTCTGCAATAGCATCAAAGATTTCCTCCATCTCAACTGTCGTATCAGGACAGTCTTCAGAGTAGTCAACATAAGTATGTGACCACTGTTGATCAATAGCTTTCACTAAGTTTGAGAAAGACATTGCTTCATAGTATTCAGGTGTTTTCTTAGTCATATTTAACCCTTTATGGTATCTGTTATAGATGCGTTATTTTTCTCACTTATAGAAGATGTGCTTACCAAGCTTAAACAGCATAGTGTGATGCTTAGCCCAGTATGGATTCACATAGTCTGCATGATAGTGAGTTGCGCCTTTTACATCTAAGGTAATTTCGTTATCAATAACCATTTGAGCAATCAACTGGCTGTCTCTCCAAGCTACTCTATCGACTTTAGCTGTAAATCTAGTAGGGTCATCATGTTTACCATCGTGAGTCCAACTAAATTGTTTTTTATCCCAGACAACAGCACAAATATTGTCTGGGTGTTTTGGTGATTCAACACGGTTCATAGTAACTTCTGCGATAGCTACTTTCCCCATTAAATCTTCACCTCTACCTTCAAAGAAGATATTTAAAGCCAAACATGTGGCTGCTGCTGTAAGTAACATTAGTCAATCATTCCTTTTTTGATTACTTCTTTACGTGTAAGCCAATTCATAAAGTTAAACAAATCTTGCATGTTTTCTAGCATGGTAGGATTTGCCCAATTAGCTTGGCCTTTATTGTGCCATGAAACTTCAAACCAAGGGTTAGAAGTCCAATCACACTTTATTACTGATACTTCGATATCATCAAAGTCTAGTAAGATTTGTTCATGGACATCTCCTTCCATGACGGTAAAAAATTCATTAAACTCAGCCATGCTCTTGCTCCTTTAGCCGCCAGCGATTTCATTCCATATTCGTTTGTCCTTGTGCATAGTATAGCCTTCAGGACGGTAAAAGTTTTCCATATCTAAGGCTTCTTTGCGAGAAAGACCTTTATGTAATACTTGTAAACCTATTTGTTCTTTTCTCCAAAACTTTTCTAACATTTGAAGAACAAATCTTTTCTTAGATCTAAGCCCTAAATTTACTTCACGTAATTCTAGTATATAGCGTTGAATAATATCATCATCAGTGTTATAAGGGCAAATACCTACATAACCCCAACGAGGGCTTTTTCCATACCAGCCTTGTGTGTTGCCAGTATAGAAAAAATGATATACCTTGTAATCTTTAGTTTTACAAGTTTCGTGATGAATTCGCATCTTATCAGAATACCATTTAGCCATTATTTGTTTTCCTTTATTAAATGCTGAATACCAAACATTATCCCTGCTGTAATGATTCCGGCAAAACTAATAGCAAGAAGCAAAGATGTTGTTACAATCGTAAGTATTATTACAGCCTCAACCATTTTCTTTTTCCTCTTCAGTGCGGAAGTATTGAACTAATCTTAACTCATCAAGCTTAGAACGATATTTAGAAACAGAATCATACGCATCTGTATATTCTATTTTATCTTTCCAATGTTCTATCTCTTGCAAGATATCTTCATCAGACCAAGGTTGATAAACAGCTAACAAATGTTTTCCCCAACTTTCCATCTATACCCCCATCGCAGATTCAATTTCAACAATAGTTTTCTTATCGCCACCCGTAAAGGTGACGTAAGAATCGTCTTCTGCCCAACAATGCAAATAAGACTCAAAAAAGTCTTTAGTAGGTTTGTATTCAGTAAACGTACCGTGAATACTATCCCCTTCACACAAACTCTGTACAGTCACCAAATGAGGAGGTACCTCATCAAAGACTAAGCATACTACTGCACCTTTAGAGTACATAGCAGCTTTTTCATATGACTCACACCAATGAGTTATAGAACGTACTTGTTTACCCTCAAGCAGTTGTTGAGCTTCGGCGCGAGTTGTGCCTCTATATAGTCTTAAAACAACAGTCATATTTTTTTCCTCTTGGTTGATGTTGTAATTAAAGATGAAGTAGCTCGAAGTAATTCAGGTAAAAACAAACCTGTTATTACAAAACCATTTATATACTCTAAATGAGCATATTCTTCATCTAATGAAAAATAATATACTATAGCAATAGCGCCAAGTATAGGTGGTAAAGAAGGAGTGTTTTTTATTTTAAACACTTTTCCAATTGTTATCATAAACAAAATAACAATTATAAATCGCAATACTATTCCAAATAATACTGCAAAAGTTGAATCAATTACTATATTCATTTTTAGTTTCCACTTGGTTTATTAAGCGACCGAAGCCGCCTACTTTCGAATATTAAACTTCACTATTTTCATTATAGAAATAGTTAGCAAGTTTTCCGTAAGTGTCGGACGCTAAGTTTGAAGCAGACGCGTAAGTATCAGATACAAACTCGGAAGTGTTTTCTGCAACATCGTACTCGTCAAAAACATAGCACGTACCATCTACGGCTAAAAGACTGCCACCAACAACAGCACCAGTAACTGCGCCGTTAACAACTGCAATAGCAGGATTTCCGGTAGCTAATAAGGCAATGCCGCCGGATAACACAGCTGAACTTTTAACAGAGCCAGCAATGTCAACTCTTTCAACCCAGCTGCATATTCCAGCAGAAGCGGCAGTAGTAAGTGCAATAGTAGTAATGATAGATGCGATAAAAGTTTTCATTTGGATTTCCTCTCTGGTTTCCACTTGGTTTACTGAACTTATTAGTTCATTATAGATGCGTTGTTTTTCTCACTTTTTTAGCTGACTTTTTTGATAAAAAAGGCCACTCCGAAGAGTGACCCTATAGTTATCTACCTTTGTAGTTATTTTCTTTGTTGGTTGCATTAACCCCTGCAGAAATAGTAGGTAGCATTTTAATAATTTCTTGTCTTGTTTGGCGAGATACGTCACCACTAATTGACAAGTTAACTACGTTTTGTTGCTTACTGGTATTGTCTTGATATGACTTAACTTTATTAGCTGGAACAACTAATTCTCCTGGAGTTAACATTGCTGGAACACTATCTACCCCTGCTTTAGAGTAAGGAGTTGAAGGTACTATACCTCCGTTATTCATAAATAGACTTAACCCTGTAGAAATTAAACCCAGCCAGCCGCCGCCACTGGCACCGCCTGAACCGCCTGAACCGCCTTGAGGTTTAAGTAATGAGTCAAGTCCTAATTTTAACGACTTACCTAACCCCCCAAAAAAATCAGGAATTTTACCTATCATACCTAATAGACCTCCACCGTCACCAGTATCAGCTGTTAACCCTTGGACACCGTTTTTAATAGAACTAATTATACTACCAAAAAGACCACCTTCACCAAATAAAGGAGAAGTAAGTTCTTCGCCTTCTTTAGCCATAGGAGAAGCTTCACCTCCAAAGCTAGCTGCACCACCACCTAATTTTTGTAGTTGACCCATCATACCTGTAGAAGTATATTCTCCTTTATCTTCTTCTATAGTGCCAAATAAACTATCTGTAAAACCTTGGCTAAAAGAATTTAAATAATTTTTAGTAAAGCTATCTATTAAGTCAATTTGCATAAAGTCGCCAGTTTGCAAAGCTTCTCTAAATCCTGTTTGGAAATCATCTTTTATGCCTTGAGCAAAAGTTGCACCTAATGCCATTTCTCTTGCAGATAAAGTTAGTCCTTTAATAGCTTTTGCAACTCCATCTACAGCTTTATTTGCTCCTTTAGCTGCTATTTCTATTTCCTTTTTAAGAGCAATCTCTTCATTTTGTAAAGGAATTAATCTTTCGTTAATTAAGGCTTGAGCTCCAAGAGAATCATTCAGTACTTCAATATCACCATTAGCTTTTGCAGTTGTTTTTTTGGCGTCTTTAAGTTTATTTTCCCAATGATCTATTTCTTCTTGAACTCCTTTTAATTGCTGTTCTAAAGGACTAAGCTTTAGTTTAGGTTCTACAGCTGCCATGTTACCCACAGGTATATTTAAACGAGAGTTGCCTGTGCCTTGTTGAAATCCTGCAACCATTCCGCTATTAATAGCTTCAAGTATAGGTCTAAACTTAGAAGTTTGTTTTGCATTTACAACAAATTCTTTATTAGAAAGCATAGCAGGAATTTTGTCGTCAGTAGGACCACCTTCACCTGTTACATAACCTCCTGTTGCAAATTTATTTGCTTCAAAAGATTTTTTCATTGTGTCTTTAAGACCAAAATTATTATAAAGAAATTTTACTATAGCTGCTTGGGATTTACCACCAATTGTTTTATTACCTTCTAAAAAAGCTTCATAAAATTCTTCAAACTCTTTAAGTTCAGTTACTTCTAATGAATCTTTAAAAGCTTCAGGAGTTAACGTACCTGATATCATAGACCCAGCCATATAAGAAGTTTGGCTAGCTCTTAAAGTTTTAAGAGTATCTTCTATATCAGCTAATGAAGTTTGTTTTAGAAAGCTATTTGCGTCAGCTTCTAAAACGGTTCTATTAATCCTAGAAGGCCAAGAACTTATATAGTCGTGATCAGTTTTGCCATGACCTGGATTTTCTTTAGCCATATTTAAAAATTGATTAACATGTCCATATTCATGCAGCCCAACATTATACGCTTGTAAAAACTCATCAAGGCTGTCTGTTAACTTAGGTTCTTTTGTTTGTATGTCTAGAAAAGGGCTATCAAGAGTTTCATAATACTTTGGAATAACTTTTCCCTGCCAAGTATTATCTATGCTAGTAGATTGAAGACCTACTTTTTCTCGTCCAGAGGGTCTTTGAAATGATTCTCTAACTAAGTTATAATGTCTCAACAAATAGTTTAAATCATAACCAGAAGCATCTATTGCTGCTTGACGTTTTTGTTCTTTATTTAAAAAAGATAAATCTATTTTACTAAATTTATTTTTAAACGAATCAAAATCAGTAAAATCTAAACCACTTCTCATAGTTGAGTAATTAGAGGGTGCTATCATAGGATGACCACGATCATCGTGAGTAGCTTTCTTTTCAAACATATTTAAATCTCTAGCATTACCCATATAGGTTCTATTACCAGAAAGTAAATAGTCTAAGCCACCCATAGCAGTATACATTGTACCACCAAGTAGCCCATAAAGCGCCGCTTGTACAGGTATACTAGATAAACCTAAACCAGTTTTAACAACACTTGAACCAAATCCAAGTGCTCCAGACAACAATTTTTTTGGATCACGATTAATTGTTCCTAATACTATATTTCCAAGTCCTTTAAAGGTTCCTAATATAGTTGAACTTAAACCTTTAAGCGCACCAAATGAAGCACCATACGCTGCACCTTCCGGTGCTAACGGCAAACCATTAAAGAAAGCTTTTCTAAGCTCCGGACCAAAACCAGTAATGTCATCCCCTTTAGGTCCATAGAGTCCTTTTTCCCAACCTCTAACAAGTGGACGGTATTGATCAGATTTCCACCTACCACCGCCGCCAATTGCAGCACTAGCAAGATTTGCAGTAGTCATTAATGCTTTAGGAATTGTTCTTAATCCATCATATTCAGGAAAATCTATTCCTAATTGCTTAGAAAGAACTGATAATCCTTTGTAAAATCCGTCAGGGCTATTATATGCATCTTTAGTACTTTTAAGTGTGCCTCTGCGAATTAGATGTTCTTGAATTGCATTAATATTACTTGGGTTTGTTCCTGTTTCTTTATTAACTAGCTCTATTAATTCTTTTAAAGAATTTTCATCTTTAACATTAATGTTAAGAGCAGGACTTAAATCAGGAGCGTGTTCATTTAAATAGTTAAGAACATCACTATCTTTGTCTCCCATAACTTTTTCAAAATAATCTTTACCAGTAAAATTAATACCTGCTATTGCTTTAAGTTTAGCTGCTTCTTCTCCGCTCATAAATTGAATTAAACTCAAAGATGAAGCACTTAATCCTCCAAAAATAGCTGATTGTGGACCTCCAAGCCCTCCTCCGCTTTTAAATTGAGGTACTTGACCTTTATTTAAGGCGTCCATAAAACTAGGACCAAACTTTTTGACCGCAGACGCTTGTACTACATATTCTCCATTAGACAACATGTGAGGTATTTTATCGTCTTTTGGACCGCCAGCACCAGTAATCATACCTCCTGATGCCTTCTCCCCAAAGTGAGGAGAAGCTATATTATTTAAATTATTTTGGCGACGTTGAGCAGCAACAAGTGAATCAAGAAGAACGCCTTCAAAACTAGTAACTGATTCAGCAGTTTCCTTAAAAGCTTTATTTGCTATTAATAGATTAGTATTAAAATCAGAAAACTCTGAAGTAACTTGGTTTAACTCTGCTTCTAATTCAGGAATCTTTAATAAATCAATTTGAGTTTGTATTTGATCAATTCTTTGTTGAGCATTAGCGTCATCACCAACAAAATCATTATTAAGTCTATCTTTTAATCTAGTAATTGATTCTTCAAACCCAGCTTCTCTTTCTTTAGCTTTATCTAAGCGTTCCTGAAGAGTGGTAATTTGTTTTCCTGCAAGTATTTTCTTTTGTTCGTCTGTCTTTTCAGCAGGAGTAAAGAAGTCTTTAATACTTTTAAAAGTTGTACTAATCAGGTTTCCTATGTAATCAATAAAAGAAAGTGCTGCTGATCGAACTTCTGGTGACAAAAATGCGCCAGCAATAGCTCCAATAAGAGTACCTCCAATTGCGCCAATTAAACCGCCTATTGGACCTGCAACACCTGTTCCTAATAATGCACCTGTTTGCCCTCCTACAAAAGCACCAGATAAAGTTTTACCGTAAGCTTCAGCTTCTTTTTCGCCTAATCCTGCGGACTGTAACGTAAAAGAAAATATTTCACCTAAAACTAATCCTTTAAAAATTGTTTTTATTGACGTAAGAAGAATTTTTTTGCCTAAATCTATTAAGTCATTACCAAAAAGAGCACCCGCTAGTCCACTAATAACATACCTAGCAGGTTTAAAACCAACCATCGCTAAAGGTATTGCAAAAGCTAAAGCTCCTACAAATGCATCTGCAAATTTTGCTTCAAAATCTAAACCAGGAAAAATACCTTCAATAATTCCATCTCCGACTGCTGCCAGAAAAGCACTTAGATCATTTACAAGACTAGAAGCACCTTTTTGATCTCCTCCAATTATTATGTTTCTAACATCAATTGTAATATCTTTAAAAAAGTTTTTAATTTTATCTTGATATTCTTGGTCAGAATCAGTACCTTTTATAAAAAGTTCAAATCCCCCAATAGCAAGAAGAACTGGAAGCCCTCTGCTAAACCCAGCTTGGATGACGCTAACAAAAGCAAGACCCGCACCAATGGCTGCAAGTTGTAATGCAGCGCCTGTAGTTTCAGGGAATGTTATTGCTAAACCCAACCCTGTAGCAGCAGCAGCAAGAAGATATTTATTATCTTCTAAAAAGTCAAAAGATTTTTCTATACTACCTGGAGTTTTAATTTTAACTCCTGCTTCTAAAAAGAATTCTTGTCCAAAAAGATTACTTTCTATCTTTTCAATTTGATCTCTTATTTTCCCAGAAAGATCTGTGTTAGCCTCTGGAACAAGGCCTTCTATGAAACTTTGTGCGTTTTTGCTTTTCTCATTTAATCCAAGTATTTTTTCTATTTCTGCGTAATACTTTTTTAAACCTGTAGTTGTTCCCTCTAAGATACCTTCGTAGCTTCCAAAACCTTTTATAGTTGCTTGAATAGAAGAAATTACTGATGCAACAGTATCGCTAATACTCTTAAACAAAGGTGCAATAGTTTCTGTTAAATTTAAAAGCCTAGCTATTGCTTCTCCGCTAAACTCAGTTATTTTATTTAAAAACTTGTCGAATAAACCTATTTCAGATTCGACTTCTTGAGATGTAAAAGAAGCTGGAAGAATTTTTGCTCCGAATTCTGGAACTTTTTTTATTTTTATTTCTTCGCCAAATAATTCATTAAATAAGCCTTTAATATTTTTTACAAAAGTTAAAACAACTTGTCCAGCCTTATTAAAGTTGCTTTCAAAACTTTCTGGCAAAATAAATTCTTTAAAAAACTTTGAAAAATCAAATTGATTTGTAGTTTCATCATAAAATTTATCAAATGATATTATCTCTTTAGCTTTTAATAAAAACGCGTCAAAATTTTCTTGAAGATTTTTTTGCGCAGTCGCTGGATTAAAATCTATACTAAATATACTTGTTAACGGGGCAAATAGCTCTTTAACACTATTTATAAAAATTCTAGCTTCTGCTCTATATAATAAAAAAGATATTTTAGCATTGTCTGTAAAAAACTTTAATGCATTAGTAACTCTTTCAATACTTCCAATAACTATATTAGACCAGCCAGTCTCTCTTGCAATTAAAGATAACGCTTCTTGAAGTCTAAATCTTAAAGCATTACTAACTGAATCTACTGTCTTTTCAATTAAAGTAAACTCTTGAGCAATTTCTGGAGCAGCTTTTTGAATAGATTTTAATACGGCTTCAGTTGTTAGCTTACCTTCTGCAGCTGCGTCTCTAAGCTGACCAAAAGGAATACCAATACCATCAGCAATAGCTCTAGCAATACGAGGTGTTTGTTCTAAAACAGAGTTAAGTTCTTGCCCTCTAAGTTGACCTGAAGCTAAACCTTGACCAAATTGAACAATGGCTGCTCTAGCAGACTCAGAAGAAGCACCAGAAATAGTAACAGCTTGGTTAATTGTTTTTGTAACATCTAAAAGTTCTTTTGCGCTAGTGCCGCTTCCTCTTAAGGCTAAACCAAATCTATTAAAAGTTTCTGCCGTAGTGCTAAACGAGACTCGTGTCTGAGATGATACTCGTGCTAAAGATTGAAAAGTAGAGTTTAATTCCCTACCTCTGCCAGTAACAAGAGCAATTTTATTTTCCATGTTAGTAATAGAGTCAGACGCTCTTGTAATGCCTTTTGTAAAAGATGCAAGGCTTAAAAACGCTGCACCTCCAATAGCTATTTTATTAAAAGCGCTTTGTAATCTTTTAGTAGACTGCTCAATATTACCAACAGATTTTTGTAACTTACCTAGATCTTGTCTAGCTTGAGTACTGTTACTGCGTACTCTAATTTCTACTCCACTCATATGGACCTCCTTAATAAAATTGCCCCCTAACGATTCTCTTATATTAGAGAGCCATCAGAGGGCAAAGTATTCTTAATCAGGGGTTGGTATGCCAATTTTAACTAGCACTTGTTCAATAAAGTATTTTGGTGCTTGTTTACTATGACCATTATTTAGTACACTAATATAGTCTACATTATTAAATATTTTTCCTTCTTGCTTTGCATTGGGGTTAAGCCCTAAAGCAAGTGCTACTAGTGTCTTTTTATTACCAATCCCTAGTGCTTCTTTAACAAGCAAACCAGTATCTAGAGTTGGTCCTGACATAGTTTTTTCATTTTCCCAACCTTGTCTAGCTTTACCAGTATCAACAGGAGTAACTATTTTAAGTTGTTCAGTAGCATAATCTATTTTTTCATGTATATTTGCAGTAGCAAGACTTGAAACTTCTTGTTCAATTCTTTTCATTTCTTTTTGAAAATCAGCTACATCAATATTTACTTTGATAGACATTATTTTTGTCTCCAGTCTAAATTATCACCATCTCTAGCAGCTAACATTTTCTTAAGAAATTCGCCTTTAGGTACTGCTCTGTCAGGTTCTTGTAATAGCTTTTTATTTGTATTTTCTTTTATAGCTTTTAAAGAAGGAAATAAATTTTCTCCGGATTCTTTAACACCTTGTGCCTTTAAAAGTAAATATGTACGTTGGTCTTCTTGCCAACCAATTGGTCTTTTATGAAAAAATTCTATCCATCTAAGGAGTTCATTATAAGGCATTTCTTCTTTTAAAACATACACAGGCATTTTTAAATGATATGCAATTTCAAAAAGAGTTTCATCCTCTTGAGTTAGTTTCCCTCAGAATTTCCACCAGATAATCCAGAGAATTCAAGAATATTTTCTGATAATTCGTTTAATGCAGCAATAGGGAAAGTACTAAATTCTTCGTTACTTAAGTCTTCTGCACCTACTACAGCAATTTTAATTACACCACGAAGGAGTTCTGTTTGAGAGTCTTCAGCTTTGCTCTTAGAAGTTTTTTTAATCATGTTTTGGACTTTAAGAACTTCACCTACTGACAATTGACGAACTTCAACTTCGTCTCCCATAAAAGGGAATTTTTTAGTAATTACTTTTCCAACTAAATGTTTCATATTTCTTCCTAACTAATCTTATCTTTTTCTGTAAATAAATTTGGGTTGTTTGCTTGAAAGTCATCAAGCATTTTTCTGCACGTATGTAATACTGATAGTGTTTCCATAATTTCTTTTCCAATATCTGAGTCACTATCGAAATCTTGAAAGCGCTCAAAACTCTTACGAATACTAATATCTACACTTCGGCGCATATGCCTAAAGGTAGTTCGCATTACAAACGTCTTACTAAACGGTTTGTCTGTCATACTATATCTTTCTAATAAGTTAAGGAAGCCCCCGCTAAGAGGCTTCCAAAGTATTTTTAATTTATGGTAGTGTTACTGGTCCAAAGAAATCAGACTGAGTTGACATAGTAACCGTAGCGGTTGTAGAGTCTGTCAACGCAGGATTTACAAGGATAGCTTCCATTTTACCTGTAAAGTAAAATTCTGTGTTGCCATAAGCTAACGCTGTAGTTCCAGTAGCCAAGCTAGCTGCAAGTGTAGTTGCTTGTGAACACATCATAAAGCGGAATGCGCCTTGTGTACCAATAAGAGCGTGGAAAGCGTCCATGTCTTCTGGCACGTAGTTTACAGTAACTTCAAGTGTGGGAGCATCAGATTGCCCTTGTACCTGTGATGAAGTGTTTTGTCCATAAACAGGCACGTTTACGATGTTAGCAGGAGTACCAATTGATGGAAACTCACGTACTGATGGAATTCGTGAAATAGCAGAAGCGTTTGCTGTTACAAACAAACCTGCATACTCTGCTGCTGTGTCTACAGATGCAGCAGGTGTTGCCGCATGAAAGTCTAGGTATGAAAAAATACCTGAACTCAAAGATGAAATATGAGCCATTTGTTATTCTCCGTATATTTTAAATGGTATTATATATTGTGCGCTATAAAGCGACTGATTAGCTGGGTCTAGCCCTTCTACATTTAAATAAGATTTTCCAAACTCTGTCTTATTAGTTAAAATTTTATTTTCAAATGAATTGTCAAGTATATCTGATAATTGCATAATTCGGGTTTGTCCCTCACCTGCTTTAACAAATATTCTAACAATTAATAAACCTGAAAGGCTTTTATCACCGCCATAAGCTAAATGATCTGAAGCACTAGGAAGAATATTAAATCGACAAAATTCATTACTGTTTGAAATTGAACCCTGATAGTTTTCAGGATACATCGCTATGTTATTACTTGTCCAAGCTGATGAGGCAAAAACACTATTAACATCCGCTAAGATATTGTGAAACATTTTAAGGTTCCTTTGTCAAAGTGGCTTCAATAGTGAAGTCGTTATCAGTGTGATCTGTTATATTGTAAACTACTGACCCTACAGTGAGTGTATCATAAACTGATAAATCAACGCCTGATTTTAGAATAGCTTTATAATTAAAGCCATCTCCTGCAGGTCTTTCTGAAGACTCAATTATAACTGATACTGTAGCAGAAGTAGTAGTACTAACGGTATCATCAGTAGCAAAATCATAGCTTGTAACTGCTTTAGTTGATAGTGTAGCAGTCTTAACAAGATCTCCTGTTCTATCAAAAGCTTTATTAACAGCAGCTGTTACTTTTGCTGATAAAGACATTAGTTAGCCCTCCACCAAGAAGAACCCATACCTTCAACGCCTCTCCGAATAAGATGACGTAAAGGTTTAATTACAATACTTGGTGTAATTGAAGTTCTTGTAACATCTCCATTAGTATCAGACAAGCTAATACTTCCAATAGAAATACTCTCAAAAGTTTGAGTAGTTTGTGCTAACAAATCTTCATTGTTTAACAGATGCAATGCTTGTTCATAAACAGCAATTTTAACTGCATTAGGAATTTCTGACTCTGTAAATTTAACTTCTAAGTTTAATCTAGGATTATAATGAGAAGTATTTTTACGAGGCCATGCCAGAGCTTGGGAAGAACTAACAGCAGAACCAATCCAAGAACGATTGTCTATAAGCTGTGTAGCTGTTACTAATGCATCTTCTTTTAAAGCCTCTGCTGCGGTAGTCCAATTAGCACTATCGATGCGAGTCTCAAAATAAGTATCTGCAGCAGCAACGGCAACATAACTATTAGTATTTAGAACTAAAGCCATTAGTCCCTCCTAACTTATTATGAGTGGAAGACTGGCAAAATGCCCAAGTTCAGTGCGCTCATTTTACGAGTCCAAGATGCAGAAGCAGCATAAGTTGCGTTTGTAGCAAATGCGTTAGTTGCGCCTGACCAGTCATAACCCATTGGGTGCATGATAAAGCCGTAACGATACCAAATATTAGTTGAACCGCCACCAGTGTAAGAAGCCGCATTGCGGTCTACTTCAACAGGGGTTGGAACATTTACAGGAGCAGAAGTAATTGAAGCTGGTTTAATCAAGAAAGAACACTTAGTTGAACGAGCATTCAAGTCACCTGAAGCAGCACCTGAAA